GATCCAGACCGAAGCCTTCGCCAAGACTCCCGACCAGGAAGTGGGCGACATCTACCAGCAGTTCGTGGACGCCGTAGAATCCCTCGACGACCACCTGCGCAACGCCGAGAAGCTGGTGGTTTACCTGTCGGCTGCCACCAAGCGCCTGATCGTGCAGGACTACATGAAGGCCTTCCCCAACGCCTTCACCAGCACAACCGACGGTGGCTTCCAGTTCATCGACATGCCGAACGTCATCCTGAAGTCACACGCCATCCTGGGCCGTGGCGACAAGATGATCTTCACCGTGCCCGAAAACCTCCAGTTCGGTCTCGACGACGAGAGCGACTGGAACGCTGTCCACATGACCCACGACCAGAACGACCAGAACAACCTGATCTTCCAGGTTCAGTCCACTCAGGGCGTGCGCGTGTTGGATACGAGCAAGAAGAAGTTCGCCGTGACGACCGGCACTTCCGAGATGATCGACGACCTGGTAGGCGACTACACCAAGAACACCATCTCCGCGCTGACCAACGACGCCGAGCTGGGTGAGGTGACGGTATCTCCCGCCAAGGACGACTACGCAGCCGGCGAGACCGTGACGCTGACCGCTACGGCCAAGGACGGTGCGAAGTTCCAGGCATGGAGCGACGGTGCTACCTTGAACCCCCGTACCTACGTGGCACAGGGTGCGCCGATGGTCTTCCAGGCCGTCTTCGCCAAGGATGCGGAGTAAGCCGCGAGGCCGCATAAACCATAGGGCAGGGGAGGCCCGTCCTCCCCTCCCTTATCTATAAACCTAAACCCATAAAAAGAGTATGAACGCATGTGACTTAATGGATATTGCTGCCGCAGCCGCAGGTTGCGAGGAGCAGTTCGCCGGCTTGGGCCAGAACGTATATGTGGCTTATCCGGAATATCTCAATGGCACACCCGAGTATGATGGTGACAAGGCCGCTTACACAGCAGCCTCTTTCGCTTTCAAGACCGGCTATGGTGCTTGGAAGTTTAGAATCAAGAAGCAGAGCGCCCAGATTCAGGCCACAGGTACCGAAGGTGCCAAGGGCTACAGCATTTCGGCTACCTTCACCATCGACCGCGATGTGGAGAACGCCGCTCAGGTGCTGCGCATCCTGAAGAACCGTGGCGACGCTATCTTCTTCTTCGAGAATCCCGCAGGTGGCTACTACGTCGTGTACGACCCCACCTTCGGCACCGAATTGAACAACAACTATGATACAGGCACTACGCCCGACAGCGACTCCGGTCATGCTGTCACCGTGACCTGTAATCCGTGCCGTTACGCACTGACTACCTGGAATGGCACACTCACACTGGCCAGCGATGCTACCTCAACTCCTTCAACTCCTTCAACTCCTTCTATCGAAGGTACAGAAGGTACCGAAGGTGATGGTCAGGCGTAAGCTGTCCACCGGCGTGCAGGCCTTTACCGTGAAGGCAGGTATTGCCTAATGTCAGGGCAACGGGGAGCGCGAAGTCCGCCTTAGCGAGCGGATGGCAGCGTCTCCCCGTTTTTTTTGTGTCCTTGATTACCCGCCCGCGTTTCCCCACTTTTGCCTTGAATAAATTGAAAGAGCGATGATTACGCATGAACAATATTTAAAATCTTACCGCGATATGAGTGAAACAGAACTCACCGCCTACCTCACGGAGGTGGACAAGTGGACCGACGAGACGTATCCCCAGCTCGCAGCCTTGGCCGACAGCTGGGTGAAGGTGCCCGTGAAGGACTTCGACGAGGGCCTGCGCCTCTGCTCGGCGCTGATGAAGGCGCGCCCCTTCCTGAAGGAGGCGTACCGCTACGAGGCACGCCGTGCCATCAACATCCTGAACCTTTACCTGCAAGAGGTGCGCAAGAAGTCGGGACTGGCCAAACTGGCCACCCGCTCCGCCAGCGACACCCGCCACTACCGCGCCGTGGTGGAGGAAGCGGGCACGCCGGACGAGAACGGCACCGTGCAGCGGCGCACCTACGAGCCGCAGGAGGTGGATGGCCGGCGCCCCGAGCAGTTGGCACAGTACCTCTACATGCTGCCCGAGAGCCTGCGCACCGCCACGCGCACCTTCCCCGAGCTCTACCTGGAGCTGGCCGAGCTGCGCGGGCGCCTGGAGGTGCTGGTAGAGCATCCCCATGCCACCAACGAGCAGCGCGCCGCCTTTGCCGACGCCGCCGTGCGCAAGGAACAGCAGATCCGCGAGGTGTGGACCGCCGTGGACGAAGCCGTGGCCTACTACCAGCAGAACGGCCACCCCGTGGAGGAAGCCGTGAAGGAGGACGGCACCCCCGCACCGACCGAGAAACGCGCGGGAGAATACACCTACGAAGAGATTGAGGCGATGCCCGAAGGCCAGCGCAACTACTACCGCAAGGCCCGCATCGAACTCGACAAGAAATACCTGCGACGCAAAGACATGAAGCAGACCGACGAATACCTGAGTCAGGTGCGCCTGCGCGTGAGCGAGCTTCTGCGCTGGGGCGAGACCCTTACCCCCAAGGCCAAGGAACTCTGCGAGCGGCTGGGCATCGACTGGGCCGATATGGAAGCCAAGGGAGGGGTGCTACAATGAGAGTGCTGGAACCATGCTGTATCCATAAGCAACTGGCTGATGTGGTGGAGAGCCTCACAGCCGGACCCTCTCCCTGCGCCCACGTGGTGGGCAACGGCGACTGGGACATCACCACCTTGCTGCCCATCCTGGCAGGCTACGCCACGGGAGGCGACCTCTACGTGGCGGTGGTGGTGCCTACGCCGGACTTGCTCAGCACCGTGGACCGCGTGCTCTCGGCCCTCACCACCGACGTGGAAACGAAGCAACAGCGCCCTCTGCTGCGCCATCTGACGCTGCTCATCCAGACGCCCACCGTGCAGATGCAGGACACCGTGCGCGACTACCTCGGCGGGCATATCCGTGAGCGCCGCCTGACGGTGTGCGCCACCCGTGCCGCCTTCCGCTGCATCGCCGTGGAGGGCGAGCGGAGGCGCATCGTGGTGCAGGGCAGCATCCCCATGCAGAAGGACCATGCCCTGGCCATGATGACCGTGACCGTGGATGCCGCCTCGTGTGAGGATTGTGTCAGCGTTTTCCGTACAATGGAGCACCTCCACGAGTTGAAGTAATACTTTAACGATTGCTTGTATTCGCTTGGTTTACAGTTTTACAGATAACTTTAAAACTTTAAAACTTTAAAACTTTAAAGCTGTAAAAATGTAGAACTTTAAAACTTTAAAAATTTAAAACTGCAAAACTTTAAAACTGTAAAACTTTAAAATATGGCCTCAGACATATCCGCGGGCTTCCTGGAGAAGCTCCGCAAGCACTACGAGACGGGCGTCGCCCTGAAGCACATGAACCTGACCGAGGACCAGCGCAGGAGGGTGGAGGTGTGCAGCGATGCCTTCAAACGGTTCAGTTCGGACCCGTTCCTCAACCTGAACCAATACCTGCGCAACCGCTGGGACCGCTCCTTCAGCGAGATCCGCAACGACATCAAGGTGATCAACTACATGGCCTCGTTCTACGCCGAGGGGGAACGCCAGCTCTCCGCCATGCGCGTGCGCCACACGGCTACGGCGGCCATGCGCGCGGGCTTGGACAGCGGTAACTACAAGGACGCCCTGACGGGTGCCAAACTGCTGCTCGACCTTGACGACCTGGCCCACCTGCATGACGGCGAGGCGGACGAGAACAAGATCAACATGCCCATCGTCATCACCACCGACGCCAGCAAGCGCTATAAGAACAAGAAGAACTACGACGAGGATGCCATGCGCCGCATCCGTGCCAAGTACGGAGCCAAGGAGGACCCGTGGCAGGAAATGGTGCAGAACAAGGCGGGTGAGTACGTGGTCATCGAGACCCCCGAAGGACAGGAGGCATCCTCCGGCTATCCCGAAGAGGAAGAGGCGATGGAGATGGAGGAACCCACTGCGGACGGATGGGAGGGCGAACGCCCTGCCTACCGCACCGACCGCGACGGGGACCGCGAACTGCTGACCGACCGCCCCGACTGGAACGCGGACGAGGAAGAGGAAGAGTAGAGTGTAGAGTGTAGAGAGTAGAGTTTAGAGTGTAGATGTTATGCGAAAAGACTATTATAATACCGACCGAGAGAAGGCGTTGCGGGCCGCACAGGAGAAGGCCAGCCGACGCTCGCAGAACCTGGATATGGCTGAGGACCTGAGCCAGGTGAACCTGATTTACCTGAATCCGGCGCAGGTGACGGTGTACAACTACGGCTCGCGCCACACCACCGTAGAGGCGGGCCGTGGCGTGGGCAAGACCAGCGGTATGCAGGCCCCCTACATGGTGAACTGCACGCGCACGATGCCCCGCGGCACCTTCCTCTTCCTGGGCAACAGCATCAAGCAGCTCTTCACCAAGACGGTGCCCGCCTGCCTGGCCTCCCTCGAGGAACTGACCGGCCTGACGGAGGGTGTCCACTTCGTGCGCGGCCATGCCCCCGCCAAACTGAAGTTCATGGAGCCCATCACCAAACCCCGCGTGTGGGAGAACTGCATCCACTTCTGGAACGGGGCGGTGTGGTACATGGTCTCCACGCAGGTGAAGGCCGCCGCGAACGGTATGAACGTCTGCGCGATTGCGGACGACGAGTGCCGCTTCCAGCAGGAGTCCGTCATCAAGAGCGAGATACTGCCGGCCCTCCGCGGCATCGTGACCAACCATCCCGGCTTCGACGAGGAGCGCAACCCCTTCTACCGCTCCACGCTGTTCACCAGCGACGCACCCCTCACGCGCACGCAGGGGTGGATGCGCAAGCGCATGGACGAGCAGACCACCGACATCAACCGCCAGATTGCCGACATGCTGGCCGAGGCGGCGGTGTGCCCCGACATCGTGGACGCCCCCCGCTTCATCTCGACGCTCAACCACCTGCGCACACAGAGTTACATTTACTTCGCCTTCAGCTCCATCGAGAACGTGAGCATCCTCACCGAGGAGTTCATTCGCGATATGAAGCGCAACCTGACGCCCACCATGTTCGACATCAGCATCGTGAACAAAGAGAAGGAGGAAGTGACCGAAGGCTACTACTCCGCCCTCAACATGGCGGACATCCACGGCTACGACAACAGCGACGAGAGCCAGCTGGAGGCGGCGGA